TGATGCAACAAGACGACTCCCCGTAACAGAACGGAACTTCGGCATCCACGGCATTAGTCCTGTAGGCGCAGGACCAATGCATGGCAGACAAATACACGCGGGCAGCCAAGGTGCTGGCTCGGCTTGCCGACCAGGCTACGCCGCCGCGTTACGCCTCAGAAGGCGTTACGCTGCTGGCTCCCTTTGACGGCGCTGGCGGCGCGCGGGTCGCCTTGGAGGGCATGGGGATTCCAGTAAACCGCCACTGGTCGGCGGAATTCAACAAGGCAGCGCAGGGAGTGCTGGAGAGACAGTTCCCAGACGTTGTCCAGTACGGCGACGTTCGGAACCTGAGAAACGTGGATGGCGAGCGGCCAGACCTTATGTGCGCGGGGTTCCCGTGCCAAGACTTGAGCAGGGCCAACCCTGCCAGCAAGGGGCTGAGTGGAGAGCGTTCAGGGCCTGGCTTGCAGGAGGCTCTGCGGATCAGGGACGAGTTCGATCCGCGATATTGGATGTTTGAAAATGTGGTCGGCAAGGACGATGACATGCGGCAAATCTCCCGCATGATCGGTGTCGATCCAGTGGTGTACGACGCGGCAGAATTTGGGCCAATGCGCCGCAAGCGTGCGTTCTGGACAAACCTTCCGCAGTCCCTGCACACTCAGTCCACGGCATTGTTCCGCGATGCACTGGACCCAGTGGTAGATGCGCGGTTCTACAAGCCAAACGCTGCGGACTACATGTATCGCACGCATGCGGACGGCAAGACCCCGTGGCAGCGGCACGGCAAGGACATCAATGACCCCAAAGTGCGAACGCTGACGGCGGGCCTGAGTAAGGGCATGCCGTTCAACATGGTCCGACTTGATGACGGCTCATTCCGCATGATGTCGCCGGAAGAGGTTGAGGGGCTTTTTGGATTTCCTCGCGGCCATACGGCCGGCGCGTCGGACACAGAGCGATACCGAATGATGGGAAACTCTTGGAGCGTGCCGACAGTGCAGCATGTGCTTCAGGGCCTGCTATCGCAGTAGGTGTAACAATTTGGCCATATCCCTCCCATTGATCTCTTAGAAGCCCTTCCCCCCCCAAGGCTAAGAGATCATGGCAGAAGAAGAAGTTCTCAACGACGCACCAGTAGCAGAAGCCCCAGAGGCTCCGGTTGAGTCCGCGCCAGAGCAGGACTACGGTGGGTTCACCAGCCCCTACGAAGCGTTCAAGGCGCTCCCGGACTTCCAGGGCCAAGACGATCTCACCATCGCTCGCAATCTGTACACGGCTTACTCTGGGCTCAACGAAGCCCAGCGTCAGCTCTCGCAGTACCAGCAGGTTGTCCCCTATGCCAACGAGTACCTTCAGAACCGCAATGCGTATCTGAAGTGGCAGCAGGAACAGGCTGCGGCCCAAGCCCCCAAGCCCGCTGAGCGACCGAAGTGGTGGGCGCCCCCGGAAGTGGATGAGTCCTACAAGGGCTACATCATCCGCGACCCGCAGACGGGCAAGGAGATCATCGATCCCAACGCCCCGCTCCATGCACAGGAAGCGCTGCGGAAGTACCAGGACTACACGGCCAACTTCGCCCGCAAGTTCGTCACGGACCCCGAGAACACGCTCAAGCCATTCGTCGAAGAAGTAGCGATGCAAAAGGCCCAAGAGCTGGTTCAACAGCAACTGGGCCAATACCAGCAGCAGACCTACGTGTCGTCGCTGGAGAAGCAGAACGCTGACTGGCTGTACGACCAGAACGGCCAAGTCTCCCAAGAAGGCCAAGCCATCCAGGCGTATATCCAGCAGGCTTCCGAGATCGGGATCACCAACCCCGAGGCCCGCTGGAAGTACGCCACTTCCATGCTCCAGCGTGACCTGCTGAACATCCGCTACCAGCAGATCCAGCAGCAGGGTTTCAATTCTCCCGCAATGCAGCAGCAGCCGCAGCAGGCGCCGGATCCGGTTGCCCAACAGAACATGCAGTTCCTTCGGGAGCGAGCAACCCGCACCCCCAACCGAAGTGCAGGAACCACAGAGCCTCGGGCACCGCGCCAGAGGATGAGCTTTGAAGACCGGCTGAAAGGCCAACTAGTGACTGATGGAGTCATCTGATGAGCAGCAGTGTTGATTGGGCTCGTAGTATTGCAACGACGATTGTCAACCACCTTCGGGAGGAAGAGATTGCGTCGTTGCGGAAGTACAAGTTTTTCGCCGCCCTGGAGGGTGCCGGTCAGATCCGCACCAACATGAGTGGCCGTGGCTTTGACTGGGAAATTCAGTATCGCAACCACAATCCTTCCGGTAACAACGGCGAGACTCCTCGGTCCTTCGCCCGCGAGAATCTCTGGAAGAAAGCTGAGCTTGAGTACCGGGGCGCGCAAGTTACCGATGCGATCTACAAGCGTGAGATGCTTGAGAACCGCTCGGCCCAGGCGCTTGTCAACGTCGCCGGTAAGATGGCCTCCCGCCTTCTGACCAGCATGGAGCAGTACCTGGCCAAGGAGTGGGTTCAGGACGGATACGCCTCTGGCAATGAGCTTCGGTTCCACGGAATCGAATCGTTCATGGGGGCTGGCAACACCATCAACTCCACGCTCACCGGTGCCCAGGACCGGCTCAGCGTGAGCGGCGATGACCCGTTCTATCTGCCCAACGACACCTACGCCGGTCTTTCGACTGTGCTGGGCGCCTACGGCGGCAGTGCGACGGCTCAGGGCTTCTGGCCCAACGGCTCGTCCGAGCCGGAGTTTGACTTCTTCAGCCCGGTGATTGTGAACGCGGACTCGTCCTACTTCGGTGCTAGCACCTGGAAGGACAACTGCGTGAAGGCTGTCCGTGAGGCGATCCACCAGACCCGCCGGAACGACACCAAGGAGGATCAGGTCGATATGGTCCTCCTGGACCGGCGTCTGTTCATCGACTTCCTGAACACGCTGGACGCCAAGGAGCGAGTGATCGTCAGCCGCCAGAACGGCCTGCGGTCCTATGGCTTCACCGATGTGTTTGAGCTGGACGGCGTTGAGGTTGGGAGCGAGGTTAGTGTACCGGCGAACACCGGGTACGGCCTTGCCACCGGCAACGTCGAACTGCTCTGCATGGAGTCGCAGCTCTATGTTTCGGAGGGTCCGTTTTACGACGAACTCACCCAGCAGTTCCGATATGTGGTGTCCACGCTCGGGAACCTCAAGTTCAAGAGCCCGCGTAACTTCTTCAAGCTCGTTGTCTGATCCAGGAGAAATCGAAAGATGAGTCTGTACGTTGATCCGCCCTTCGCCCTTGGTCAGACGCTCGGAGTGACGAGCGCCACTGAGGGCGAGAACTGGGTGGGTGTTGTGAAGGTGTTTCCGGATGTGGATCCGATCACCGGACGGGTTCGCAGCAACAAGCTGAAGAAGTGCATTGCTGTGCGGAATAGCTCGGGTGCGACCCTGTACGGGAAGCGGGCCGTCAGCCTTGTGGCTGGCAGCAACTCCAGCGTGGCCGGGTATGTCTATGAGGACGGCCGAGCCGACAAGGCTGTGGCCGGAATCACGGACGAGTACCTGTCCAGTGCGGGCGTGGCCGCCAACGACATCTTCTGGGTGACGGTGGAAGGTCCGACCGAGGTCCGCATCGGTGTCGCTGTGAATCCTGGCCATCACATTACCGGAACGACGATCAACAGCGTTACTGCTGCGACGAGTTCCGGCAACACTGGTGGCTACGGGATCACCCAGTCGGCAACTGCCGCACTGGCTGCTCCCACCGGAAGCCTGGTGTACTACGGTCGGGCGGCGGTTACGGCCAACGCTACGACTGCTGCGGCTGGTGCCCTGGTCTACCTCAAGGAGTTCGGTGCGTGAGCCTCAAGCAGAAGATCATCATCGGCCTGGCTGATGAAGAGGTCGGCACTCGGGTTGGCAACGTGATCAACAACATCACGGGGTCTGACAGCAAGCTCGGCTTCTTCGGTGCTGCGGCCACATCGGTTCAGGGCGTAACGCTCAGTAATGTCACTTCAGTGGCGCAGGCTCTGATCAACTTGGGCCTGGCTACGCAGAACAGCTAAGTCTTCCCCTTCGGGGGTTCGGGGGGCGGCCGGGTAGGGGTTGAATCCTTTGCCCGGCCGTTTCCATATGAACGAACAAGCAGCCATCCAGAATCTTGATTTCCTACGGCAGCTCATAGCCGAGGCCCGCGCCGACATTCCCTACGAGGACATGGAGCGGCTGCGGATGATCTACGGCCAGGGTCTTGGGACTGACATAAACGAGGAGCGGTGATGATCAAAGCCAAGCCATTCGCCACCGGCCAAGCCCAACCTACTCAAAGCCCCTACGCCGGATCGACTCCGTACCAGAAGAATCCTGCTGGGGATTTTGCTGCTTACGCCCCGCAACAAAACACACAGAAGTTCGGCAACACAACGCTGAACCAGTCCTACTCTCCTGGCTCGTCTCCTTACGGCCAAGCACCCCAGAAGCCCACCAGTCCCACGGACGGCAACTGGGCCAACTACCAAAGCCAGGACCGCCCCGCCCCTTTCACTGCTAGGTACGGTCAGCCTGACGGCTCGTACTCGTCCACGCCAAACTACAACCAACGGGACGCATTCATTCAGGCGTTGAACAATCAGCAGACGCCATACATGACCGGCCAGGCCCGTGGCATGCCGCAGTACGACATCGGCTCTGCGTGGAACCAGGCCGGTCAGATGGTGCAGCAGGGCTGGCAGAACCCCTTTACCCCCAACCTTGCCGCGCAGCCGCAGCAAAGCCCCCTTCCCAACCTCGCAGCCCAAGCGTTTCCATCGCAGTACCAGCCGTCGAACCTCTCCATGGCCCCGCCCGCGCCGCCGCCGCCGCCCCCGCCCGCGCCGCCCCCGCCCGCCCCCTCCACTGGGGTTCGCATGGCCCCGGGCAGCGGGCCTTCCTGGACCCCTGTTCCAGGATATGGGTTTGACCGGCAAGGCAATCAGGTTCCTGTTGGCAAGGGCGGGATCTTCCCCTCGCCGCCGCCGCCGCAGCAGTCAGGCGGCCGGTTTAATCCAAATGCCAGCCAGATGGTTGCCGGCCGCGGTCGGCCAGATGTCGCGAAGCCAGACCGGCCGGCCGTCGCTGCCGGTGCCATAGTTTTTACTGATCGTCCCGCGACCCCAATGCGCGGTGGCGTAAAGCGGGTGCTGCCGTCGCTGGCGGATCGGCCGTCGAAGCCAGCGGACAGCAAGAGCTGGGACGCAATATATGCCGCCCGGAACAAGACCCAAAACAACCCAGACGGCACGCCAAAGAGTCACTACGAGCTGAATAAGGACGGTGCATACAAGGGAATGACGGAGGCTGAGGCGATGCGGCAGCTTTTTGCGACAAATTCAAGGGCGAGCGCATACAACAACGACCCAGTCTACCGCGCGTTAGAGGACGAGAAGCGGCGAGAGCGAATGTCGCCGACGATGTGGGCGGAGCTGCAGGATGAGATTGTGGAGAACGGAGTCCGCCGCAGAGGATCCAACAGCAGGAAGCAGTCCGACGTCGACGCCCAAGCCCAGTGGCTGCAATCACGCGGCCTGACTGGCGTGCCTGACGGATCGCGGCTAGACGCGGCCAAACTGTACGAGGACTATCTGTCGTCGCAGGGGAAGTCGATTGACTCGCTCATGGAGGAGAGAGATCAGAAGGCCGCTGCTGAACGCGCCGAGCGGGAGGCCCGCAAGGCGGAGGGCCCATCCTACAGCGAGCAACTGGACACAGAGAGGCGCCGCCGAGCCCAGGCCCGAGAGGACGTTATTCGCCAGTTCCAGCAGGCACGGGGTTCCAGCCCACTTGCCATGATCAGACCCAGGCCGGGCGGGCGGTTCTCGCACCTGCCCGCGTTCTACATTTAGTGTATACTTGTCCACCTCTCCCCCAAGGTGACACATGCAACAGAAGTTCAACGTCGGTCTGGTTACGTTCTCGTACGGCGGCAATGGCGGGATTTCATCTGAAGTCCCGGACATCCGGGAGTGGATGGTTCCGCTTGTCTCGGAGCTTTCCCGTGATGACCGCGTAGGCGAGATCCGCATTTGGAATCTTGCGGATACGCCGATCACCATGACCCGCAACCGGGCTGTGCTTCAGGCCCGTGAGTTCGGCGTCGATGTGCTGGTGATGATCGACTCGGACATGAAGCCTGATCTCGGCGGGCCAGACGCAAAGCCGTTCTTCAAGTCTTCCTTCGACTTCCTGGTTGACCATTACCACAAGGGCCCGGTGATCATCGGCGCTCCCTACTGTGGCCCGCCGCCGCATGAGTGCGTCTATGTGTTCCGGTGGCAGAACCAGCAGTCGCTGAACCCTAATCCTGATTTCCAGTTGGAGATGTACGACCGGCACACGGCCGTCAAGCTGGGCGGGATTCAGGAATGCGCCGCCCTGCCCACGGGCTTGATCATGTACGACATGCGGGTCTTTGAACTCACCGAGCCCAAGCAGGAAGGTGACAAGCCTTGGTTCTACTACGAGTATCCTGACATCTATCAGTCGCAGAAGGCTTCGACTGAAGATGTGACCATGACCCGGGACGTTTCGCTGTCAGGGACGCAGAGGCTGGGCTACAACCCCGTGTTCTGCAACTGGGACGCATGGGCTGGCCACTGGAAGCCGAAGTGCGTTGGCAAGCCGGTCTTCATCGACGCCAAGGGGGTGTCGGACAAACTCAAGTCCTCATGGGAGGCCGATGTCGATAGCAGCGTGAGGTTGATCGACTTCCGGTCCCCGGCGGCCGACAGGCTCAAGAACGACGAGCTGCGGAAGTACGTTCGCTTATCGGACGGCTTTCATAAAAAAATGGAGTGGCTCAAGGGGCTGATGGATCGCTCGCCGGCCGGCACGTTTTTGGAAGTCGGCAACCGGGAGGGCGGTTCGCTTCTTCTGGCCGTTGAACATCCCAACAGCCGCAAGGTCATCGGCGTCGATCCATACGGCGGGATCCCGTACAAGATCCCCAACGGCCCGGTGACGATGGAATACGACGATGCCATGTACGAGAGGATGAAGGCTGTCATAGCCAGTTCGCCTCACGCCGAGAAGTTCACGCACTACAAGATGACATCCGTGGAGTACATGAACCTGGGTCATGGTCAGTATGCGTTTGTGTACTTGGATGGCTCCCATGAGGCGGATGTGGTTGGCAGGGAGATCGAATACTTTCGGCCGCTTCTCCAGCCTGGCGGAATCATCGCCGTCGATGACACCGAAGTGCTTCCCGCTTCGCTGCTTAATGGCTGGAATCGGATTGGCAACCGGGCGTGGTGGGTGAATAGTGGCTGACAAGGTCTGTATCGAATGCGGGCTGTCATGGCCCGCCACTACGACCTACTTCCACAAGTCCAAGGACGGCTTCCACGCTCGTTGTCGGAAGTGCCGCAACAACAAGCTCAAGGGTGAAAGAAAGAAGAAGACCAACAGCAAGCTGGACGAGATTGAGAAGGGTGCGGTGAAGATGTTCGTCGGCTCCGCTCGCCTGGGCGGGGCAAGCATCCCTCACTCGTCTGAGTTGCTGGAAGTGCTGATGGAGTACTTCGGTGGCGTGCGTGGGTTCGGCAATGTGTTTATGAAGCAGTTCTTCGACGCTCCTGTCGGGGGTGCGTTCAGAACCAAGATGCTGGACTCTGTCGTCAGATTGATCACTAACAACACAGCCATGGGTGGCGCCAAGAAGCCCTTGGAGTTGATGACTGATGAGGAATTGGAATCGGAACTTCGCCGCCAGGTGATGGAAGCGGCCATGAATATCAAGAAAGTTGAGGTGGTAGATGCAGTGCGAAACCTGCCGGTGGTGGCATCCCCAGGCACCGGCGATGTGGGGGGAGTGCAAGAGGTTCCCGCCGACTTGGTTGCGAAACGAGGAGTCGCGCTTCCCAAGGACGTTATCCAGCAACATCTGCGGGGAATGGAATGAGAAAGCACCCACGCCAGATCGAACCGCCCCCAAAGCCTGATGCCCCGGGCGGGATCACACAGCATCAGTTCGGCCAGCTCAAAGACCTCCAGTCAGAACTCGCCTCACGGCGGCTGGAAGCCTTGAGGCTGTACGAACCCATGCCGCATCAGGAGGAATTCCACAAGTGTATGGTGAGCGAGAGAATTGTCCTCGGCGGCAACCGTGGGGGGAAAACGCTTGCCGTAGCTGTGGAAGCCGCCCGAGCCGCCACGGGTCAGGATCCCTATGGGAAATATCCGCAGGAGGGTGGCAACCTGGCAATAGTTGGTCGGAACTGGCCACACATTGGCCTGGTCATCTATCCGATTCTCCTGAAGGCTGGGGCGTTTCGGATCATCAAGGACGAGAAGACTGGGGCATGGCGTTCGATCCGCCCGGGTGACGACAAGTCAAAAAGCAAACCCGCACCTCCGCTCATTCCCCCAAGAATGATCAAGGATGTCTCTTGGGTGCTGAAGAACGCCGGGTATCTGAACAAGCTGGAGTTGACCAACGGCTGGACGATCTGGTGCTTCTCTTCCGAGGGTGAACCGCCCCAAGGCTATCAGGCCGACCTTATTTGGATTGACGAGGACGTTACGAATGAGGCGTTCGTCGGTGAGTCTCAGGCAAGACTTGCCGACCGCAAGGGCCGGTTTGTCTGGAGTGCCATGCCGTGGTCGCGGAACGACGCACTGATTGGCTTGTGCGAGCGCGCCGACAAAGCGGTGGACGAGGGGATAGAGAACCCCATTATCAAGAAGTTCACCTTTCGCTTCCTTGATAACGACTTCATCGACGGTGAAGAGAAGCGGAAGAACATCGAACGCTGGAGCGCTCTTGGTCAAGAAGAACTCAAGATGCGAGCCGAGGGTGAATTCACAACTGAATCCACGCTCATGTACCCGACGTTCAACCTGGCCGTCCACACCTACCCCAGAAGCGAACTGCCTGGAGGTCAGGTTCCTCCCGATTGGACAAGGTATGTAGCGATTGACCCTGGCCATGCGGTGATGGCTACTCTCTTCGGTGCTGTTCCACCAAACGAGAAGTTCCTGCTGATCTACGACGAACTCTACATCCGCAACTGCAATGCTCTGATTTGGGCAGAGCAGTTTGCCGAGAAGGTCCGCGAGCAGGCGGTGTATTGTGCGATCATGGACATGCACGGAGGAACCCTCAGAGACTTGGGCTCGGGCCGATTGCCGCATGAGCTGTACTCAGAGGAACTCAAGAAGCGGAAGGTCAAGTTCCAGATCGGCGGATCGTCCTTCCTCCCTGGCTCCGACGACATCCCGGCCCGTACGGCACTCGTACGCCAGATGCTCCACATACAAGGCGACGGGACGACAAGGCTCAAGATTCTTGACGGGGCTTGTCCCAACCTTGTCCGCGAGATGAAGCGGTACAGGAAGAAGACCACAACAGTCAACGGCCAGAGGTTTGTGACCGACGCACCGCAGACTCGCGGCGAAGTGCATGCGGCGCAGACACTTGAGTACCTCTGTGCATACGAACCAAAGTACCACGCACCCCCAAAGACCTACGGCCCGGATCCGTGGTGGGTGAAGTGGCGGGTGGAGCGAAAGCGCCGCCAGCGGGAGTCCGAAGACCCCTGCATCATCCTTGGGCCAACAGGGAAAGTGACATGAGCTACGAAATGCCCACGGCTGAGTTGGGGGACATTGTCCTGTTCTACGCCCATGAAGGCGCGACCCCGGTTCCGGCGATTGTGTCGGTCAAGGCTTCCCGGACGCTGACGCTCTGGGCCATCGCAGGGGAGTTGGGCGGGGTGATCAAGCCCTCGGTCCACCACCTCACCGATCCCGGGGTGAATGAGTTCCCGGACTGGAAGCGGTACGGCTACTGGGAACACAAGGCCAAGGATCCGACTATGTCGATTCTGTGCGAGAAAGTCAGCCTTTTGGAGAAGAAAGTCTCCTCCGTGGCCCCCAAAAAGGCTTGATCGGGCATTAGTCAGTAGGAGATCCAGATGGAAGATATGCCCCTGCGGCCCATAGTCAAAGGCTGGCTTGAGAAGATCAAGCTGGCTGAGAAATATAAGCGACCGTTTAGTGAGGACTCAGCGGAAGCGATGGGATTCTTCGCGGGGGATCCGGACTTCATGTGGAAGGATTCCTACGCCCGAGGCGAACGCGGGTATGTAAAGGGCCTAGATCCCCCGCCCTTCAGGATGATGGTGAACCGTGTGTGGGAGGCCGTCCGTTTATTTACGGCGGTCATCCACCACAGAAATCCAACCCGAGCCGTGACCCCCAAGGAATACCCCGTCCTTGGCCCGCAGCTCCTGGGGATCTTCCCTCAACCTCCAGTTCCGCAGATGGGCCCCGATGGCCAGCCCGTCATGGGGCCTGACGGTCAGCCGGTGATGATGCCCGACCCTGGGATGATGCAGTACCAGCAGATGCTCCAGCAGCAGCAGATGATGCAGGACTCTCGCAAGGTCACCGCCAAGCTCCTGGAAGATTATCTTAACTACACCCCAAACGAGCTGAACCTCAAGCAGCACTCCCGCAAGGTCGTAGAGGAAGCCTTCATCAAAGGCGCAGGCGTGTGGTGGCATGAACTCTACACCCCGCCTGGAGGCCAGACCCGTCTGGCAGGGTCGTTCTACGACACCGTCGATAATCTGGTATGGGATCCCGACGCCGATGAGTACGAAGACATCCGCTGGGCTGCACGCCGAAGATGTCAGCCTTTGGATGAAGTGGCGGCAAAGTACGGACTTTCCCGAGACGACCTGAAGGGCCACGTTGAGTCCTACTCCCAGCAGAGCAACGCATCCGAGCGTGGCTACGAGCAAAAGAAAAAGACGGGCAAGACAAACGACCTGATCGTCTACTGGGAGATTTACTCCAAGACCGGGTTCGGTGACAGGCTCAAGGACTCAGATCAAGACCTGCGTGGCAAGTTCGACTCCCTGGGGCCGAATTGCTTCTTGGTCATTGCGGAGGGCGTGGATTTCCCGCTCAACATTCCGCCGCAGATGCTACAAGAAGAGGTGGACGAATCAGGCGTTCCTCAGTCCTTGTTCATGGCGGCTCAATGGCCCATCCCGTTCTGGGCTGAGCCGAATGGCTGGCCGTTCACCCTCTTGGCGTGGCACGGCAAACCCGGATATTCCTGGCCCATCTCGCTGATCCGCCCCGGCATTGGCGAGTTGCGGTTCATCAATTGGGCGATGAGCTTCCTTGCGACCCGGATCGCAACGTCATCCCAGACGCTGATCGGCGTATCAAAGCATGCCGACCCAGATATCAAGGCAAAGATTCTGGACAAGGCCGAGGGCGGGTTCAACATCGTAGAAATCTCCGAGGCTGTCGGCCGGTCGGTGAACGATGTGATCTCCGTGTTCAACATGCCCGGTGTCACCCAGGACATGTACAACATCATCGCCGAGGTCACGGCGCTGTTCGACCGACGAGTTGGCCTGACAGAACTCATCTACGGCATGACACGCGCGAGCTTCAGGAGTGCAGCAGAAGCTGCCGTGAAGTCTGAGCAGATCAGCGTGAGGCCGGACGACTATGCGAGTATTTTGGAAGACGCTCTGTCTGAGGTTGCTCGCAAAGAAGCCCTCCTCGCCCGGTGGCTTATATACCCGCAGGACATTGCACCTCTCCTTGGCCCTATGGCGGCTCAAGCGTGGCAGCTCCATGTCCAAGCCGAAAACCCTGAGTCGATTGTCCGTGAGTACTCGTATCGCGTTGAGGCCGGTTCGGCCAGAAAGCCCAACATCGCCACCCGAATCGAAAACATCAACAACGCGATGCAGATCATCATGCCTGTTGCGCAAGGGTTGTTGCAGGCTGGCAGGCCGGAAATCTTCAACGCCCTCCTGGAGGATTGGGGCAAGGCGATGAACGTCGATATCACCCGGTACGCCGTTCCGCCCCCTCCTCCCCCGCCTCCTCCCCCCGGTCAAGAACCCGGTCCAGAACAGCCTCCCCCAGGCCAATAGTCTTGTATGGAAATCCCCTTTGAAGTCCGAGAACGCGGTTGCGTCGAAACGTACATTAATGCCCTGCCCTACGGTGAGAGGTGGGCGACTATGGTCGCTCTTCAAGCTCCGCCGGGAACAAAAGGCACCGACCGAGCATTCCTTGAGGGCCGCCAGAACAACGAGCAGCTCAACGACATGCCCAAGCGTCAGGCTCAGTACGTTGCCCGAGAAGCCCGCCAGGCAGGCATCAATATCGCGGGAAAGTACTACTGCGCAGGAATCGCGGACAAGCGTGGCTGGAAGGATCCGGCAGCATGGGTAACGTCCAACGACGATGTCCTCCGCGTAGCAAGGAAGCGCCGCTTGCACGTTACTGGAAGCGTGAACTACGACCCAGGCGAAGCCCCGCCCAAGAGAGTCCTTCTGTCGGAGTCGATCATCAAGAACGAGATGCGGAAGGAAAAGCGGAAGAACCCCAGGGCGAAGGACGGGGAGCTCCGAGAGAAGATCATTGACAAGCATGCCTACAGGGTGAAAAACCGATGAACGAGATCGCGCGTCATTTCTCTCCCGGCACTGTGATTGTGGCCAACTCATCGGCCGCCACAACGTCCGGGAGCTTTCCTTTTGGACGATTTGGTGGAGCATGCGTGATGATCGCCGCCGCCAACTCATGCACTCAAATCAACTGGCACGGCTCTCCCGGCCCCGGTGTTACCCCGGTGCAAATTTACTCAGACGGCTCAGCAGTCAGCACTGCCGTGACTGTAGGCATTCATCCAGTCCCGGATGCATGTTTTGCCGTGAACTACGTTGTGCCCGTTGTGGTGGGTGGTACGACTTGTGCGATGACCGTTATGGCAAAGGGGTGAGAAATGGCGTTTCGGCTACCGGATGGCGGCCCGGTCAGGGTCCGCACATCCATCGTCGCACCTGACCCTACATCAACCTACGCTAGAGCCACACAATGGCGATGAATCCCCGCCTCCTCCGCCCGTCCGCTAACGACTCGCCAGCGTCGATCCCTGGCCTGGCGCTGTGGCTGGATGCGTCTGCGTCTGACTCTCTGTACACCACCGATGCTGGGTCGGTGAGTGCGGTGAGTAGCCCGCTGGACATCAGCGGGTGTGTCCTCTGGCTGGACGGTGCTGACTCGTCTTCGATGAAGCAGAACAGCGACGGCACTGGTGCGGTGGCGGCTGGCGATCCGATTGGCTACTGGCAGGACAAGAGCGCGTCCGCTGCTCATGTTACCGGCAGCAGCACGGCCAGGCCCACGTTTACAAACGCAGCGTTCAATGGCTACGCAGCGCCGGTCTTCAACGGCAGCACTACGAATCTGTCGAAGGCTGGCTACACGGCAACAAATAGCCTTTCAGGCATGACTCGGATTGCTGTGTGCGGGCACCTGACCAACACGGTCGGAGCCCTGTCCCGCGTTTACGACGGCGGGTCGGACTTTGCTTTTTTTCAGAACGCATCATGGCGGAGCCTGTTGACAAGTGGCGGCGCCACCACTAGCAGCACAGCATTCAATGGCACCGGAAGCATTCTCCCAGTCGGCCTATACGCTGAGCGCTACGCGAACTCTGCGGTGGAGCATTATGGCTTCGGCGCTGCGGCAACCGTGACGGTGTCTGGCGGAACGGTTGCCGCCACCACTAACGGTGGCACTCCGGCTCTTCACATCGGCAGCAACATCGGCGCCAACTTTTTCTGGAACGGCCCAATAGCCGAGTACATCATCTTCAACCGTGCCCTGACCCGCTCGGAACTGGCATCCGTCGAAGCCTACCTCGCCGCGAAGTGGGGCATCGCCAACGTCCACGCCCCCGCCGTATCCGCGAGTGACCCAGTCGGCTACTGGCGAGATCGGTCAGGGAATGGGCGGCACGCCACGCAGGCGACGGGGGCGAGTAGGCCGACGATAAGTGCGACAGCCGTGCAGAACAGGCGGGCTCTCGGATTCAACGGAACGTCTGGACGGCTGGCGTTGCCGTCGATGGACAGCACGCCGTCCACAGTGCTGGCCGTAGCGCGGCACAACTCAGGAACATCGTCAGCAGGGCGAACTCCGCTGTGCATCATGCAGGGGGGCAGCTACATGAGTTGGCAGTTCCAGCAAACCGGCACCATACGGGCTGGGGTGACATACAACGCGGCGCAAAACCACTTCACCGCAAACGGCATCGACCCGCAGGGGTCTGTCCTGCTCCTGACAGGGCAAATGTCATCCGGCGGCGGCGGGTTGCTTGGCAGGCTCAACGGAGCGACCCTGCCGTTCACGGAAACTGTTGCCTTTGCGGACGGTGGTCAGAGCCGGATCGGCTGCCGATTCCGCAACGCTGACGATCAGTTCTGGAGCGGCGAGGTCTGCGAAGTGCTGCACTATCAGTCGGCACTATCGCTGTCTCAGGTGCAACGACTAGAACGCTACCTCGCGGCGCGCTGGGGCATCACCCTCGCCCCACAGGTCGGCAATGCCGAGGCTCAAGACTGGATCAATAGGGTCTACGCCAACGGCGGCACGGTCAGCACATCGACGGCGAATGCGGTGAATACGTTCTGCAACGACATCGACGCGGCTGGCATCCGAAATCGATTCTACCGCTTGAATCTTTTCTGTGGCGGGACGAGCGGAACTACTGTCGGCCTAAACTCTGCACTGGTGCCGCTCTATCGCGGGCCGTCGCTCACAGGACAGCAGTACGGCGGCACCATCGACGATAACGTGGGCGGCCTGTTCGTCGGCGGGGACTACAACGAGACGGGTGCCAGCGGTGGCTTGCTGGGCAACGGTAGCAGCAAATATCTGAACACCGCGCTCAACGTCAGCGATCTTCCCGGCGCTGCGAACTGCCACCTGTCGTCATACATAACTGGCACGCAGGACATACAGGCTGTAAGGGCGTTGGTTGGCGTGTTGTTCAACGGCGTGTTAGACAGATACAGGCTGTTCCTAAACACTAGCAGTGGTTCAAACTACAGCCTCATTGGCGACCTTGGTAAGGCAAATAGCGTTACGGTTTCGCGGGCAAACACAAACGGCGGACTACTGCTCATCAGCCGCACAAGCACAATCCTGTCCACGCTATACGACGACGGCGTATCTGTTGGAACTCCTAACACAACCGAGACGACCGAGACGACCGGCGCGTTTCCGTTTTTTGTTTTTGCACGCGGACAGTCGGGCAACCCTAGCGAATACTACAACGGCCGCATGGCGGGCTACAGCATCGGCGCTGGCATGACTGATGCACAGGTGACGAGTTTTTACAACGCCATGAATACGTTCCAGACGGCGCTTTCAAGGAATCAGGCATGACGCTCTCGGACATCGCACTACCGATGCCCTACAACGAGTGCAAAAACCTTGCGCTCGTTTACTCCTACGAGGTCGCAGCACTCTGGTACACCATCCAAGAGCAACATGGCGACCCTCGCCACGTTGCATCCGGGCAGGCGTTGACCGATGGCCGATGGATGATGGGCGGACATCTTCTAAGTGAACTGCACCCCGCCGGGATTCTCGCGTGGGCAGTGGCACACCTCACCCCAGAGATCATGGCCCAGGTGGAGGTGGTGCCGATGAGCGAGGTGGCGGGGATGGTGCCGCCGCCGCCGGATGTGGCCTGACGTTACACCCACAATTTTGGGACATGAACTAACCGGAAAAACCGGATAGTTGCGGAAATCCCGCTTGCCTGGTTTGACCGTCCGGGTAGGTTGACGGCATGAGGTACGCAAGCGTCTGCGACGGCATCGGTGCGGCTCACGTTGCGTGGCAACCTCTGGGCTGGCAGTGCCAGTGGACGAGCGAGATTGAGCCGTTCCCTGTTGCGGTGGTCGAACACCACTACGGATTTCGCAACCTCCGGGACATGACCAAGATCACGGAGGAGATGATCGATGGCTCGCCAGTTGACCTTCTTGTCGGAGGAACACCGTGCCAATCCTTCTCGGTCGCAGGACTCCGAGGCGGACTGGCTGACCCGCGTGGCAACCTGGCCCTCCGATTCGTCCAGCTTGCTGCTGTCATGCAGCCCAAATGGGTCGTTTGGGAAAACGTGCCGGGCGTCCTCAGTAGCGGCAAGGGACGGGATTTTGGAACCTTCCTCGGGGCGTTGGGCGAACTCGGGTATGGGTTCGCCTACAGAGTTCTTGACGCTCAATGGTTTGGAGTCGCCCAACGCCGTCGCCGTGTGTTCGTTGTCGGCTACCTTGGAGACTGGCGACGTGCCGCAGCGGTACTATTTGAGCGCGAAAGCGTGTTCGGGAATCCTCCGACGCGCGGAAAGGCGTGGGAAGGAGTTGCCCGCTCAACTGCGGCAAGCCTTACAAGCAGCGGCAGCGGCAGGGGCGTTGAGCGATGCGGAGAATCCAGAGGGCAAGACGATGTCATCCTCGCGCGGATGCGAGGCTTCGGAGACTACGCGGCCGATGGTACGGCGTCCGCGCTGAAGCGGCGTGATTACAAAGACGCCACCGACCTCGTCGCAGAGCCGCACGCCATCTACTCCAACGAAAGCCGATGCGACAACATCCCGCCTGCGGGCCTTTCGCCCCCGCTCAAGATCGGCAGCGATGGTGGCGGGAATCCGCCTGCGGTGGCTGTTGCCTTCACCAAAAGCAAACGCGCCCAGAGCGTGACCGACGACGAGTCATGGGTGCCGGGCGATGTCAGCCCGACGATGAGCTGCTTCGACCAAGGCGACACGCGGGCGACGACGGTGGTGGCGTTCAAGCCTTCGCACTACACGCGAGGCAAGGACGGCGCGCCTTCCGAGGTGGCTGCCCCGCTGTCGGCTGATGCGGACAAGGGGGATCAAGATACGGTGGTGGCCCACCCGGACCCTGCCTATGCAATCTCGGCTGGATCACAGGGTAAGGGGGGCGTATTCGGCAGCGGCCGTGACTCGCAGGACACGTTCATTACCAGCCCAATGGCCGTCCGCCGCCTGACGCCCCGAGAGTGCGAGCGGCTGCAAGGCTTCCCTGACGATTACACGCTCGTCACCTACCGGGGCAAGCCAGCCGCAGACGGGCCACGCTACCGGGCGTTGGGCAACTCAATGGCGGTGCCGGTCATGCGGTGGATCGGCGAGCGGATTAGAATGGTCGATACATGACGCTAGAGAACGGACTGTTGAGCAGTTACCGCACACGCAAATTTGTTACGAAACCGCTCGTTATGTAAGAAAAAGCGACTAGGATTTGCAACGGTATTCTATTTCACGCTGA